ATTCTCCAACAGGAACTTCTTCACCGTATATCCGGTGTTCGGAATCTGTCTGGTGGAAATGTCGATGTAGACGCTGTGAGGCAGCATCAAGGTGTCTGCTTTCTCAACACCCTTGGTGATTTTTGCCTGGTATGCAAACATTCCGTTGATGTCGTCGAGAATCTGCATTGCGGATTTATGGGTAAAGTCAGTATACTTTTCTCCATCAACCTCCACCTCGCTTAGTGTGTAGAGAGGTATATTGTTATCGGTAGACAAGATTCCAACAATGTCATTCTCTTTATCACCTGCAAAGGCAATAATGTTGGTTGTGTGGTCGATGGCATATCTCGCAGCCTCAGCACGACGGGTATCAAGAGACTTACCTGCCATACGGCTTGCTCTCATATCCTGTACAGAGTACCCATAAGATGCTCCAACGGATTTTACCCATGCGGTGGACGGTTTTCCCTTTACATCTGCACGAGGCAGGTCGGTGGAATAGTTGCTGATGATGGCTGCCATTCCGGTTTTCTCGTAAGAGTAATACGTCATGGACTCTGCACCTTCCGGAACCTCGTGAGTGATTGGGAACTTGCTCAGAGCGGTAAACTCCGGATAAATCTTGTCATAAGATTTGCTTTTGATGTAGTCCAGCTCTCTTGCGAAAAAGACGGACGCATCCTCCGCACTATCAAAGCGGCACATTCTGTCCTCCTTGAGTGCAGGCATAATGTTGGATGCCTTTAATGCTGCAAGGTCTGCAGCATCATAGCCAGTAGACGGCATATCTGGATTGTAATTTTTGCTCATTCTTCTTTACCTCCTTGTGAATTAGAGTACGATGACAGCGATGCCATCATCAGATGCGTTGCCAAATGTTGCACCGATATCAAGGTTGGAACCCTCTGTGTCGGTAAATGTGCCTGCGTCATCTCCGGAGATAACCACATACGCCTTGGTACCATAGGTAGCGGTAGCACCAGTAGCAAGCCTTCCCCAAATGTTACCTTTCTTCATGATACTGAGAGAGCGATTCTTCTTCACGATGACATTTCCCTCTGCATCCTGCTCAGTGTTTGGTAATGCAATCGCAATTCCCTCAATCTGTTCTGCGGTGGTTCCGTCTACCGGAACTTTGACGCTTTTGCCCTTGTCGGAGCCAATAGCAACTGCCATACCATATTTCATAACGCCATCTTCGTTCTCGTTCTTGCGGGTTACAACCTCGTCAAATGCGATGTCATATTTTCCGCCTGGTACACCCTTCGGTGTGCTGTAGCTGTAATTAGTCTGTGCTGCCATTACTGATTACCTCCTTCTCTTTCAATCATTCTTTTTCTTGCCAACGCAGCTTGAGACTCGTTGGAGTCCAGCCTCTGTTTCGGAGCGTTTGCTCCCATCTGTTTTTTCTGATATGAAACATCCTTGTGCTTGTTTGCCTCGCCAACTGCAAGGTCATACATGGCATCAATGTAGGTGTCGGACTTTCCATCCATTCGCATATTCGGCAGGACTTTGGCGATGATTGCTTTCTTTCCCTGCTTAATGCTCATGTTCTCCAGTCCATCCATGTGAAGTTTGTCTCCCATGCGACAGATGCTGAGTCTCTGACGGAAGATTTCATCCGCTGAGTCGGCGTTCAGTGACTTGGATTCGTCATCAGAACTGTCGGTGTTCTCCTCGGTGTCATCTTCGTCTGCGTTTGCCTCGCAGCCTTCCTCACCATCTTGATTCTCTTCGGCGGTTTTCTCTGCAAGTAATTTTTCAAGACAAGCAAGGAGCATATCAATGTCCTCGTCCTGCTGTGCGATAACACCCATTGCAGACTCAGTGTCTTCGGGGTCATCATCAGAGTCACGTCTGTCTCTGCGGTCTTTTACCATCTCGGTAATGTCCGCAGGAGTACTCCCTGTGTTCTCCTCATCTGGAGTAGATTCTTCTTCGCCATCGGCAGCCTGTTCTTCTACTGCGGCAGGTTCAGTCTCTTCGGTTGCGGTGTCTTCTCCGTCAGTGGTTTCTTCATTGACTCCGGCAGTTCTCTCGGCTTTTCTTGCTTTGTACGCCTCAATAGCCTTCTTGAGTTCTTCCGGCGACAACGCCCCATCATCTGCGTGATGGGTTTGTGTTACTTTTGCCATTGCTTTACCTCCTTTTAATTCGGGTTCATCTGACCCGTCAATGTTGAGCCTTGCCTGTTTGCCTGCTCTTGCAGATGCCACAAGGGCAAGGTGGTTGACGACGATATTCTTCTGGATTGCGTCATACGGCTCACCATTCCATTCGCCCGGTTCCTCGACCAAATCAAGGTTGTATCCAACGGACAACTCCTTGAGACCACTTTTTTTCATCGAGTCGGTGTCATGAATGATGATTTCTGCTCGGACGTCATCTCCGTCTTGGTAGCCATCCGAAAGTATGGTTCCTATCTGTTCCTTTTCCACATTATCCTTATCCACAACTCCTGCCTCGTGGGTAATGATGATTGGTTTTCCTCGATAGGTCTTGAGCGATTTCTCGTCAAATACATACTCCGGTAGTCGCAATTCTCTCCGAATACTGCCATCGGGATTTGTATATTCAAATATTCCACAAGACGTCAGAATCGGATGGTCTACCAGATATCCTTCGTCCGTGAAATAAGTTGAATCATTCTTGTCCAGTCTGATGCTGTCTAATCTTTTTACCCTTCTTAATTTGGGTGCATCTCTCGTTTCCATTTTCTAGCCTCCATTCTTTATGCTTATTTGAACACTATCATCCTCCATAGGTAGGTTAAGTGTGCTTTTCTTAAATACTGGTCTGCCTATGCAGCGGCATTGGTAATCTTCTCCGGGGTTGCAGGTTCTTCCATCTGAGTTCTCCGGAGGAGTGTCCCATCGGAACTTCATTCCATTCAACTCTTGGTGGCTTTTGCGAACCCTCTCGTCCCCTGTGGTACACCATATATACTCCTCGATGCCTGCGTCCATCTGTTGGTATTTCTGTATCTGACCATTCAGCTTTGCCGTCTGGTCACGTGCTATCAGGGTGGCATGGCGTTTACTTACTCCGTAGACTCTTTGAATGTCTTTGACCATCTGCGTTGTTGTTCTGCCATTCACATAGCCGTCATACACAATGTCCTGCATCTTATCCAACGTATCTTCCGGTATGGTGGAAATAAGGTCTACATTCTCCTTGACCCATTGAAGCAACTGCTCCTTGTAAAACTCGCCAAGGTAATAGTCCTCACGAATGTCAATTCCGAGGGTCGCCTTGATTGCCCTTTTCCATTCCTTAACCGTCAGTTTACGATTTAGGTTTGCAAGAGACTCAAGCCTCCTACGAAGACCAAAACCTGTTGTCTTTTTTATCAGGTTGGATTTCATCTGAGTGAACAAATTACTCACCATTAACATCAAATCGGTGGCTGCATCCGCTCTACGGTTCTCAGCCACCAACTCGTCTCGGTTCTCCTTATACGACTTCTTGAGTTTTGGAAGATTCTCCTCCAACTCCTCCTTGAGTAGTCTCATGTACTCATTTGTCATCCTGATATATTCACGCTCCGCTGACATCGGTATCTGCGGAGTGTACTTGCTATATAGGTATTCATGACCATAGAATTTCTTCCCGGCTCTTTGAAGTGTCCTTTTTCTGATAACCTCCTCATTCATATGTATCACCACCTCCTTACAACAGTGAATCAATATCGAAGTTGTCATCTGTCAACTCATTGAATGCATCAGATGAGGCATCTACCATGTCGTCGTGCTTTGACTCAGGGAATGATTCCATCTGACTAAAATACTCCTCATTCCAGTCTGCTATCAGTATGTCTACAAAGCCATTCTGCCATTGTGCTGCAAACGGTGTTGCTCTCAATTCCTTACTGCCAGATACGGGGATAGCCTTGACATCGAATCCGGCAAGGTTGTTTAGGTATTGTTTTGCAACAATCTTTCCTGCTGCTCCGGGGTCTTGTGGAATTCTGACCTTGTAATTGATTCCATACTTCTTTCTGTCTGAGATAGCAGTCATCAATATAAGGCTCTCCACGTCTCCTGCCTTAATCTGCTGATTGATAACGTCAGCAACAATGAACCTCCCACATTTTCTCAATCCAATGAGGACTCCTGCTGTAAAATCAGCATCGCCATTCTCATCTTCGTCTGTAGCAGCCAAATCCCATGCACGGCACCAAAAAAGGACATCATCAGGAATACGCTCAAGGTACCCATCTTGATGAATCTGAGTCCTTTTGAAATATCTCCCTGCCTGTGCCTTAATCTTCCAGTTTCCATAAAGCAATCGCTCCATATCAACTTCCGTCAATGCTTTCAGGTTGGATAAGTAGGACGGGTCATTTTCCATCAGAACTTTGTTGTCCTCCAACCGGCTTGCGATGAATGTGACGGATTTGCAGTCTGTATGAGAAATCCCATATTCCTGTTCCAAAGCCTCCGGAGACTCTCCCCAATGGACAACGTCGTTCATGACACACATATAACGGACAATGCCGCTACGTTCCTTGATTGGATATCCGGTATCTTGGTCTATCCACCATGAAATGAAATCAGCCACCCAACTATCCGAATCCGGATTGCAGGTGGCTCGTACATATGGTTTGACTCCGCAGGTGCTTCGGTTTCTGGAAAGCATATACAGGAACTGGTGCTTGGTGAAATGCGTCAACTCATCAAATCCGAGATAAGCAATTTCAGTTCCCTGCCACGCCTCTAAATCTTCCTCCCTGTCTAAGTGAGCGAAATGTAGCTTTGCTCCTCCGTCAAATCTCCAATGAAGTTTTGGAGATTTTCTTGGATGAGCGTCCGGGACTTGTGAGAATATCTTATTGCTTGCATCCCATAAGCCTCCCTCTGCTGTAATCTGAGTAAAGTTCTTTCGGAAGATAACGCCGCCGAACCCATTGACATCTTTATGTCTTAATGTTTCCAGCAGTAAAGCATATGTCTTCCCTCCTCCAGCTGCACCTCCGTATATTACAATGTCAGCATTGGAAGCCATAAACATCGTCTGTGGACCTGCCTGCGGTCCGAGGATATCTGTTTTTGGTTTATCCCTGCCATTCTCCGGTATGAGGATGGAGGGATACTTCATCTCGATTACATTCGGGTCGTCTTCCTCTATAAATCCCATCCGATTAAGGTCACCTGTTAATTCTCCAAGTACCCTGATTGCCGATGTGTCGCCTTCTATCATTGCCTTTTGGATAATTCTGACAACGACTGCGGATTGGTAGGTCATATCATTTTCTTCCAATCCCATGCGAGCGAGCGTCTCTCTGACATTACTCATATCCTTAGATACTGTGGATTCCATAATGCCTTTTGCAATCTCACGCATGGTTTTTTTGTTTCTTCTGACCTCGGCAGATTTCAGACCGCCATTCCTCCCCCTTTTCCTTGCTTCCTCCTTGCTTCGTACCGGAGTCAGATTCTCTGCTCCATGACGTTTTGAGGCAGCCCTTTCGGAGGTGCTTTTGCCTTTTTCCTGAGCCACAACTCGCTCACCACCTTTCCTGTGTACCAAAATAGAGCCGGTATAGGCTCACGCTCGAATCCTATCCGACTCCTTGATACTTTCTTTGGCTATTCAGTTTTGGCGGCTTACACCCCATACAGGCGACTTACAATCTCCTCCCCTTCGGCTATCGCCTTCGGGATATCTGTTCCTATCTGTCTGTAAAACTCCGGATGTACAATACACTCATATGCCCTGCTCATCTTCTCCCTCTCTGATGATGTAATGTTTATCCGGAATCCTTTTGCTATTCGCAACGCTTTCTTGAAGTCTCCCTCTCGGACTGCCTCTCGAACGATGTCTGTTTTCTTTACCATATCATCAGCCTCCTTTGTTATTTATGTTACGCGTACGATAGCATAGCCGACCGCCTAGTCAAGTGTTTTTCTTTAATTTTACGGATTTTATTTTTATTGTTTATGCAATCTGCACAACTTTGAGCAAATCCGTCTTGTATTACCCCCGATATTTTTGATACCCCATTGTGGAAACTGCACAAAAATAGCACCACCCATTTCTGAGTGATGCCTCATTGTCAAGCTTAATTCACGATATGATGTCAGCAATTCCTTTCGCTGCCCTTGCTGCTTTCTGCATTAAGGAATTTTCTTTCAGATACTCCAATCCCCTCAGTGTTATCCGGGGAGACGATACCGACACGACTGCTTCGCCGTCTACCGAACGTTTTATCTCAATCCCTTCGATGTACTGCTCTTTCACAAGCATTTCCATAATGGATATCCACCTCTGCTCTGATATTTTCAAACGCTCGGCAGATATAAAGTCAATGTCTGCTTCGTCGTAGTCCATTGCCTTTTCCAGATATCGCAGGATACGGTAAATAATTTTGAAGTTATCCATTGCCCTGCCTCCTTTTCCATTCCTCTCTTGCTTGGTTGAGGCTCATTTCATTTGCTCCACCTTCGAGGTCTGGCTCGTCTTTTTGTAACGGGTCATCCTCCCACCCACACACATCGCAAATGTCAAATGAGCCATCTCCCTCAAATTCATACTGTCCGCACACAGGACACTTATGTTTGTTCATCATCAATTCCATTCTCCTGTTTCTGAGTAAATTCTTCCTCGGAACCACTGACTATTTCAAAGGCCTTTGGAGAATACAAATATCCAGGTATTTCATCATCTTCATATGTCCCAGCTTCATCAATAATTCGATACCAACCTTCTTCTATTGCGATAACGTCATATACTTTCCCATTTAGTAGGGCTAGTGGGTCGCTTTCTCCAATATATCTAACTTTCATAGTCATCCTCCCTAGGTATGGAATTTCCAAGCAACGTAACAATATCTGATGCCATTTTGCATCGGTCGCTCTCCTCCTCGTATTCATCATCGGGTATGGTGTCGATTTCAATGTCGCACATCTTCTCAAACACCTTGTCATACAAATCTTCATCGCTCATAGATGAAAGTTCATCCGGTTCTATCGAACACTCCTCAAGTATGAACTCAACCTGCTCTTCTGTCAGTTTTTTGATTGCTTCTTTCATGATTTTTTTCCTTTCCCGACATATATGACTGTGACAAGCTGTTTCTTTTCATAATCATATATTGCCCTCGTTCCATTGTGGTCATATACTGACCGATTAGGTCTATT